AATATTAGGGATGTATACCTTAGTAATAACGAGGCCATGGCTGATGGTGACGCACTTGCTAGAGGTGCTCAAAGTTGGGAGGCAATTGAAACATCAACTAATGAATGCCAAGGAGTTCAAGGAAACGCTGGCGGCAATCGTGGTGATGGAGACACAGGAGCAGGTGGTGGTGGATTTGGTACTAATGGCGGCACTGGTGGAGCTCCCAGAGATACTGGGGGTGAAGGTGGTCACGGAGGATACTTTGATATCACTGGATCAATGGTTGGTTATGCTGGCGGTGGTGGTGGCGGTGTCCGAGGCACAGGTCGCCGTCGTGGCACAAAAGCAGGTGACTATGGTGGGGGAGATGGTGGACGAGCAACAGGTGCTCCAGTCAATTTCGGTAGTCCCACACCTAATAGTGCTGAAGCTGGCGCAACTAATCGCGGTGGCGGTGGCGGTGGTGGCGGTTATAACGCCCCACGTAGCGGTGCTGTAGGTGCTCCAGGTGGATCTGGAGTTTGTATTATTCGATATAGGAAATCATAAATGGCATTAGATTTAACGTACATGGCTTCATTATCTGAAGCACAAAGAGAAGTTTTTGTAACACTCATCAATGATATTGAAAGAGAGGAACCTTTTGGTCCTGGTGTAACTTCTGATTGGGTTGACGAGATGAGAGAAAATCTCAGACTATCTGCACCACGTCAAGAAGATATTGACAAATGCGAAACTTTAAAAAAAATTGCTGCAAGCGATTTAACTTACTCTATCAATAGACTTGCTGATAGTCAGGGATTGCCTGTTATTAGTATTACAGGTAATTCTTTGGAATTGGATAAAATTTTCTGTTCTGAAAAAGAAAACTAAATAATAAAGTACATCATTTTATATTACTACAATGGACACTGAACAACTGAGAAAGAATTTTGATGAGCAAATTGCTAGTACAGATAAGCAAATTTCTGAACTAGAAGCAAACCTTGCCAAAGCAAAAGAATACAAATTGAAACTAATTGGTGGTATTGAAACTCTAGATTTGCTCAACCCCAAAGAGGAAACTCCTTCCGAAGAAGAATCTGAGTAACACAAATCCCTGCTTCCTAAATAGAAGTAGGGATTTTTTGTATCTAGGTGCATGGCTACACCAACAACTAAAGCAGAACTAATTGCATATTGTGAACGCCAATTAGGTGCGCCTGTCCTGCAAATCAATATGGATGCCACCCAAAAGGATGACATCATAGATCAGGCGTTGCAATATTATCACGAATACCATTTTGATGGTGTCGAAAGGATGTATCTAAAGCATCAGTTTACTGCTGCGGAGGTAACTCGTTTCACTGAGACTGATGCTGCGTCCTCATCACCTGATGGAACTGGATGGGAGAACAGGAGTAACTACATTGAGGTTCCTGAACTTGTTATAGGTATTCAAAAAGTTTTTGGAGTCTCTTCAAATTTCTTGAGGAATAACCTTTTTGGTATGAGCAATCAATACTATTTGATGGACCTGTTCTCATTCTCTTCAGGTTCGGCATTTAGTTTTGGTAATTTTGATCTGACAAATTACTATATGATCAAGCAACACTTTGAGACCATTGATATGGTTATCAATACAGGTGCGTTTGTTGAATATAGATTTAATAAAAGACAAGATAGGTTGTACGTAGATATTGATAAATCTAGAATTATAGAAGATCAATATTTACTTATTGATTGCTATAGATACCTGGATCCAGATGTACATACTCAAGTTTATAATGATAGTTTTGTAAAGAGATATGCTACTGCTCTCATGAAGAGGCAGTGGGGTCAAAACTTGATTAAATATAACAACGTTTCACTTCCTGGTGGCATTAATCTTAATGGTCGCCAACTATGGGAAGACGGAAACAGAGAAGTTCGTGAGTTGGAATCTAGAATGATGACAGATTATTCACTACCACCAATGGATATGATCGGATAAAATGCCTACCAGTTCCTATTTTCCAAGTTACTACGGCGGTACTAGTGGCGAGCAAGGTCTCGTCCAGGATCTTGTGGACGAACAAATTAAATTGTTCGGCACGGATATCTATTACATGCCTAGAACTATTCTTAGAGATAACACTCTAGATGATATTATCTACAACAAATATACAGAGCAGTTTCAAATTGAAATGATGCTGCAAAACGTAGAAGGTTTTGGATCTCCATCAGAATTTATTAGTAAATTTTGACTTCGTATTACAGACGAAGTTAGATTTTCTGTGTCACAAAGAAGATGGGATGAAGAAGTAACTGAACATAATCCAACACTAACTGTTGATGGAAGACCTAATGAAGGAGATCTCCTTTACTTCCCATTGACTAAAGATCTCTACGAAATTAAATTTGTAGAAAGAGAAGATCCTTTTTACCAGTTAGGTAAGGTTTACTACTATACAATGACTGCTGAAATTTATGAGTATGGTAGTGATGACATCTCCACTGGAGTTGCTGAGATTGACGTAATTGAAACACTACTAAGTAATGCAATTGCCCTTACTATGGCAGTAGGCGGTTCTGGTGATTTCACTATCGGTGAAACAATCACAGGATCAACTACAGGTACAGAAGGAGAAGTGAAATCGTGGGATGACGCCACAAGGATTTTACAAGTCATCAACAGAACGGGGACATTTGCTACAGGCGAAGCTATGGTTGGAAATGATAGTGGTGCTGTTCATGTAGTAGGAACGTTTGATACTCTAAATAATACCAACAGCGAATATGATCAGAATAGAGTCATTGAGACCGCTGCTGATGACATAATTGATTGGACTGAGGGTAACCCTTTCGGTGAATCAGGTAACTTTACAGGTAGTATCTAATGTTTGGGTCACATTTTTACAACGAAATTATTCGTAGAAATATTGTTGGGTTTGGAACACTATTCAACAACATCACATTAAAAAAAGTTGATCCTTCCGATGGTACTACTGTGCTTGAGGAAGAAAAAGTTCCACTTGCTTATGGACCTAAGCAGAAATTTTTGACACGTCTAGAACAGAATCCAGATGTTGATAGAAAAATTGCTATCACGCTACCACGTCTTTATTTTGAAATGACTGGTATTGATTATGATTCTCCTCGTAAAACATCTCCTATTCAAAAATATAGAACCATCATTCAAAGTGATGGCACAGAAGTAAAAGAACAATATGTTCCTGTTCCTTATAACATTGATTTTGAACTTGGTATCATTGCTAAGTCTCAGGATGATGGACTACAAATTCTTGAGCAAATTCTTCCCTACTTCCAACCATCGTTTAATATCACTCTCAACATAATTCCAGACATGGATGAGAAAAGAGATGTTGCTATTACATTAAACAATGTCAGTTATGATGATGAATGGGATGACAATTTTCTTGAGCGTAGATATATCACATGGTCTTTATCGTTTACTGCTAAGTCTTATATCTACGGACCATTCGATCAAGCAAGTGTTATTAAGAAAGCAATTGTATATGAAGGACTTGGAACTTCTGTACCAAATAGAACTACCAAAGTTACTTACACACCTAGAGCACTAGAAGATAAGAACAGCGATGGAAACATTGATGCTCTGGATGATGCACTACTAACATCTTCAGATGACTTTGGATTTAATGAAGGCATTGAACTACTATGAGCAAACTTGAGGATAATATGGAAGATCTATTTGACATTGAAATTGAATCTACTGCTATCGAACCATCTAAACCAGTACCACCGACATCAGATAAAGACGACCAGACAAAAGATTATGAATATACCAGAGGGTCTTTATACTCACTCATAGACAAGGGTAGAGAGGCGCTAGACGGGGCGTTAGAGGTTGCTCAGGAGTCAGGGCACCCTAGAGCGTATGAAGTCGCTGTGAACGCCATGAAGCAGGTAGCAGACGCTACTGATAAACTCCTAGATCTACAGAAGAAGATGAAGGATCTCGAAGCACCTACAAAAAATTCTGTAAATAGTAAGACCACAAACAATTTATTTGTTGGTAGTACAGCAGACCTTCAAAAAATGCTTAAGCAAATAAATAAACAAGACGAGTCGGAATAAATATGAAGTCTTTTAAACAACTACGTATTGACATCACCGAAGCAGCAGCCTGGACCAAAAAGTCAGGAAAGAAAAAGTCTGGAGGACTCAACGAAAAAGGACGAAAGTCTTATGAAAAAGAAAATCCAGGATCTGACCTCAAAGCACCAAGCAAAAAAGTTGGAAACCCCCGTAGGGCATCATTCTGTGCTCGAATGAAAGGCATGAGGAAGAGGCAGAAAAAATCTAATAACACAGGTGATGATCGCCTGTCAAAATCATTGAGAGCTTGGAATTGTTAATCATGACTGAGAAGAAACCTATCAAAAAAGATTAC